TTGATAAATTAATAAAAAATCCTAAAGAAGAAATTATTAAATTTTTAAGTAAATACAATTTTTCATCAGAATTTAATTTAAATATTGATAATGTTTTAGATGTAATTAAACAGAAAAAATTTGCAGATGATAGACATGACCTATATACTGGACATTTTCCAAGAGGCGCAAATCAAGATCCAGAATATATAAAAATTTGGGAATATATAAAAAATAATGATATACTAAATGAAGCATATGCCATGTATGAAGAAATAATAAAGGAAATTTAATATGTTTATATATGATGACAAATTTTTAACTGAAGAAGAAATTTGTGAAGTAGATGAGATGTACTGGTCAACAGGAATCCCTTGGGCTTATTTAAATATTATTCATAATAATGGTTTAGATCATCCAGGAATTATAAATACTGGAGCAAAAGATATATCGTATTTTACATTTACAGTAAATGAAAATGAAGAAAGAAAAGAATCAATAATTGCAAAAAAAATTGTTAATATTTTTTGTAATAAGCATAATATTAGTTTTGATTCAATTTCTAGAATTAAATTCAATCTTACACCTTCAATAAAAAATGCAACAACGCTATTTCCTCATGTTGATGCATCAATACCACATTGGGTATTTTTGTACTATGTAAATGACAGTGATGGAGATACAGTTCTATATAAGCAAAGATTGACTGGATCACAAATAGATACCCCAGGAGAAATAATGGAAAGAATAACACCAAAAAGAGGTTCTGCTTTTCTTTTGGACGGAAGACACTTTCATGCAATAACTCCACCAGAAAACACAAGACTTCGTGGGGTAATTAATATAAATTTAAACATTAAAAATTGGATAGATTAAATTGTTGGAATTAACCCAAGGAATTGAATTATTTAATGATATTAATATATTTCCTAAAAATTATATTGATAATATAAAAGAACGTGATTGGGGTCTAGAAAGACCAAACAATGAAAATGGCAGAAATACAGATAGCATATTATTAAATAATTTTAATTTATTAAATTACTTAAAAGATTTTGAAAATAATTTAAATCCTTATTTAGATAAATATTTAAAAAAATATAACACAATATTTTTAACAAAAGAAGTTCCCATTCTTTTAAGATATGGATCAGGGCAAAAATTTAATAATCATATTGATGATCATCCAGAACTAAATAGACGTAGGATTTCATTAATATATTACATTAATGATGGGTATACTGGAGGAAATATTGAATTTCCTAGATTTGGAATTAATATAAAACCAAAGGCAGGAGAGCTTTTAATATTCCCGTCAGCATACACATATAACCATATTGTCCATCCAGTTATAGATGGAACACGTTATTGTATTGTTCAGTGGTATTGCTAATTAACTGGAAACTTTTTCATCCATGCTTTTGTTCTTGAACTTATTCCATGCCATGAAGACCAATTTGTTCCACCACTGCTCATCCAATAGGCTACCTGAGCATTTAAAACGGGATTTAAAAGATCTGCATTATAGTTAAGACCAAACTTAGCCCTACGCTCTGGTCCCATATCTTTAAGCATATTAATTTGAAATAAACCAAAAGAAGCATCTCCTGTTTTAACATTTCCATTAAATCCCAGTGGGTTTCCATTAGTTTCTTTTTTGGCTATAGCCCAAGCCTCAACAAGATGGTTGCCTTTAAAACCAACAGCAGAAAGAAGATCTTTTAATTCTTTATCTGTCAGTTTTGCAGAATTTTGATATTTTACTAAAATATTTAAGTCTTTTTTTACTTGAACCAAACCTTTTGGCTTAGAAACCAAAAAAACCGCCTTAGCGGTTGTTGATGTAGCAGCCGTTTTAGTACTCAGGTTATTTTCAGTAGACAAAGCGTTAGCATTGACTGTTCCAACAACTCCTGTAAAACCAAGCACGAATGCGAGTACCCCTATTAGAAATTTTTGATCATTTTTCATAGTTTCCTCCTTAGAAAACAATAACACCCGTTTAGGTGTATAACTCTAGTATAACATCTAAAAAATGTTATGTCAAGTAAGTTTACGCATAAAGCAAAAAACTTTTTTATTTATTTTCAGCGTGGTATAATTAAAACACTATGGCTTCAGGCGCAACCTCCGTATATTTAATACCATATCCACTATCTACTGATCCAGTAAATGTGCATGGCGATATAAAAGCGTTGTCAGATAGACTTGAAATTGTTTTAGGTTTAAAGGTTGATAAAAATATTGCCAATATATTAACCAAAACAAATACTTATACAATTACTGGAACTGATGATGGAATTATTATCAATCAGGCAGGAACTGGAGTTCCATTAAGAATTACAAATACTGGAACTGGAAATTCATTTTTAGTTGAAGATTCAGCCAGTACTGATTCAACACCATTTGTTATTGATGCATCTGGTAATGTTGGAATCTTAAAGTCTGATCATACAGTATCACTTGATGTTGCTG